GCTGTTGTTGGCAACAACTATATATAAGCCCTTTCTGCCAGTTTTTCTGCCAGCTGGCAGATAGGAGTTTTTTCCTTTTTGCCAGAGATAGTGTTTTTGTGCTGGCAGACATCATTTTTCCCTTTCTGCCAGGTCTTGTTTTCTTGTAATAATTCCTTTTTCTGTTTGATATTCATCACTAAACTCTTTAACTCTTGCTCTTACTGTTCTATCTGAAATATCTAAATATTCTGCTAGGACTGTTGCTTCACAAGTTCCATCCTCAAGTTTATTTAAATCAAAGGCTGTATCAAACTCTTCTTTTCTCAACTCAGGTGTCTGCTTTCTTTTACCGCTTTTTTCAAGATTTCCTTTAGGGTCTCCTTCTGCAAAGTGCTTAGTAAGAATGCCTTTTTCATCTACTCTATGAATTGGATATTCAAACCAAAAGTTAACTGGATTTATATTCTTAAACTCTCTAAGGCTACTCTCTAAACGCCATGCAGTTGATGATAATACATCAGCATTAACAGCCATAAATTCATCACTGGTTTCAAGTTGTATCATGTCTAGTTGTGCATCTGGATCTCTTGCAAACACACCTGATCCTGAAGCTCTATCCATTGCTTTTTTGAATCCTTGAGCACCCTTTGAATGATGATGACAATAAATAGCAGCACATCCTGTTTCATTACAAATCTTATCGAATTGATTACTAAATGCACCCATTTCTGATGCATTGTTTTCATCTCCTGTAATAACTTTATATATAGGGTCAATAATGATAGCGTCATAACCTTGATTTTGAACTTTTCTTATCAACCTAGGCACTAATTTATCTAAAGGCATTGCTCTACCACGAAGGTTCCAAATTACAATGTCATGACTATACTTAGGTTTTAGTTTCAATGCTTTATATATTTCAGCAAATCTATTTATACAGCTTGCACCATCAATTTCTAAATTGACATATAAAACCTTTGATTTCTTACACTTGAATCCTAGCCATTTAAGACCTTCCGATAGTGCTATAGCCAGTTGCATTAATAAAAAACTTTTACCTGCTTTTGATGAACCTGAAATTAACATTTTGTGTCCAACTCTTACAATGCCATCAATTAGTACTTCTGGTAGCTTTGGAGGATTTGCTAAGGCTTCATCAAGATATATTAAACTAGGCATTTCATCAACAATACCTTCAGCAAAATCCAACCACTCATTCCAATTGCGTCTACCTATATTTGTATCTACTAAGGTTTGAATAACGCCTTTTCTTTGCACGCCTGGAATTCTTGATAATCTTGAAGGATTACGGTTTGCTCTATCAACTTTAAGTCCACTTTTGTCTAAGAAATCATATAAGTAATCAACACGTTTTCTATATTCATCTGCATCTTTAGCATCAACTTTTACTATTGCATGTAAACTTCTACTACCACTATGAACTAAGCAAGCAATCGGTAGTTCTAATTTTCTATATATTGCATCTTGTTCAGAAATTGGTATATCGTCTGATTCAACTAGAGCATAAGTAAATCTAGTTATGTTTTCATTTTTTACACCACCACCGTCAACTGGATTAAATCTAATCCAACCACCACAATCTTCTTTAACATCTCCAAGTACAGCACCCATATCCTCTGGATTCTTTTTAAGTTGTGTTATAAGTTCTTTTGCAGTCCTATCAAATTGTCCTTTGCTTGGCATCCACTTACCTGTCGAGTCTTGCCAAACATCACTTGTTACATAGCCTACAAATTCATCATCTTTAAATAGTGTCTCAAGATATTTAATGAGTTGTTCTGTTGGCTTCATTTCTACCGAAGGTTCATAGATTGCACCAGCGCCATCATATTCAATAATGTCATCCCATTCTAAGAATCCATCCTTAAGATCAACCGGATGTATCCAACCATAATCTTTTGCAAGTTTAACAATCGTACCACCTGCAACAGGTTCGGAGGAACCACCAAAGCTCCCCCATTTCCTATCACACTCACCAGGTTTATATCTGGTGTCATTTTTACTCCACTCATCCCATACCGATACATCATAACCTTCAGCTTTAAGTGCCATACCGACACTTATCCAATCATGATATGAAACCTTTGATACATCTATATTTTTAAGTGTCGCTAATAAATCCATGTTTGTTCCTCCTAAGGTTGATAAGTATTTGTATTAATCTCTCTTGGTACTAACCAACCATTATCTGCAATGCGAGTAATCATCTTACTTGCAGCTTCAAAAGGCCACATACCAACATGGATAAATCCATATCTTTCTAATAATCGTATTTGTTTTGGTGTTGCTAATCCTTCAGCTTTTCTGTTTATTAACTTATCAATTAGCGTGCTTGCCATTCCAGAGCTTGTTACTGCAGCTGAGTGAATACCTTGTTTTTCTAAATACTCAAGTTGTTTTTCTGAAGCAGGTCCCATCTCCCACGCAAATGTTGGTTCATAGTTTGCTAGGTCTTCAGCAGCGATAGAAAATGCATATTGAATAGGATCAACCAGTCCGCGTTTTCTTTTACGCATTGCATCCAGTTCTCTTTTTAAAGCATCCTCGCGTTCTTTGACAACATCACTTTGTGCTTCTGTTTCAGCATCTAATAAATCAATACCACTTTCTTTGTTCATCATTTTTTCATCTATGCGTTTTGCTAATTCTGCATCTTTTGAAATAAGTGCTGACGGCCTACATAAATCATGACGTTCTGTCATCCATAAAAAATCTAATAATAGTAAGTTTTCTTTACCTGGATGAATACGCATCCCACGACCTACCATTTGCTGATATAAACTTCTAATCTTTGTAGGACGCAAAACAACAATACAATCTACACTGGGAGAATCCCAACCTTCAGTAAGTAACATAGAATTACAAAGCACATCATATTCACCAGCTTCAAAATCTGCCAGTATTTGTTCTCTATCTTTACTTTCACCATTAATTTCTGCAGCTCTTAGGCCGTGAAGATTTAGTAATTCACAGAACTTCTGCGATGTTTTAATCAGCGGTAAAAATACGACTGTCTTTCTACCTTTTGCATATTTAAGTATCTCAAGTGCTATCTGATTTAAATATGGATCAAGTGCAGATCCAACTTGACCTACTGCATAATCACCATTTGAAATACCTACTTCATGAATGTCTAATTCAAGTGGAATCATCTGAGCTCTAACCGGACTTAAGTATCCTTCTTTAATTGCTTGATGCATTGAATATTCATATGCTTTTGAGTCAAAAAACTTACCCAGGCTTCTCTGATCTGCACGATCAGGTGTTGCAGTAACACCTAGTATATTTGCACCATCAAAATGCTTTAAAACTCTTTGATAAGTATCACTCATTGCATGATGTGTTTCATCCACAACTATTGTCTTAAAATAATCTCTTGGATAAGCTGTTAACCGTTTTTCTTGTGAGAGTGTTTGAATGGATGCAACAGTAACTTTTTTTGACGAACCAACCGCAGTTGACTCAGCCTTTTCCAAGGCTGAATCTAAACCGCTAGTTACTTTTAATTTATCTGCTGCTTGATCTAATAGTTCACCACGATGTGCAATAACTAAAGCTTTGTCGCCATCTTTAGTTTCTTCTTCAATAACTTTTGAAAATACGACTGTTTTGCCTGTTCCCGTTGGCAACACCAACAATGTCTTTGCATTGCCATTCTTCCATTCATTACGAATAGCTTTTACAGCCTCATTTTGGTATGGTCTTAAAATCATAGTAGCCCTCCTTAAAATGGAAGATCATCTATAAAATTCGCTTGATCATAGTCAATGAATCTGTCTAAGTCGTTATAAGTTCTATCTTCACCACTTTGATTTGTATATGTTTTTTGTTTGAAGTAACCACGACCTTTTGAACCTACTACTTTATTCCAATCCATAGATAGTTTCTCACCATGTTTCTTTTGTCCGATTGATCTAAAGAATGCTGATAATTTCCACTCTAAAGATTTATATAAAAGTAGGTCGAATTTCACTGTTGCAACCCCTTCTTTTGAATCTACTTGAACAGTAATGGTTGCTTTATTACAAGGCGGAACTTTTGCTCCACCAGGAAATCTACCTCTTTCAAAATTTGTAACTGTAAAGTTGTACTCACCATCAGGAAGTAATATAAACTCCTGCCCATCACTTTCAATTGAATCATTCCAATCCATTAACATATCTTTATTATTTTCTTGCATTTTTATTGTTCTCCTTTTTTATTTTTAATTGTTTCTAATACACGTTCCCAATTTGGAATAATCCATCTTGTAATAAATTCATCTGAATAATTTTGAACCAGCACACTTAATTCATAGTGTCCTTTTTCTGCGACTACTTCTTGTAATTCAAGTTCACTAATCCCAGCATCAACAATCATCTTGTTTAGTCTTTGAACAGTTAAGCTTAGTTCTGGTTCTTTTACTGGTTTTTCTAAGCCTTCAAATAAATGAGCAATTGATTTAAAATCAAGTTCTAACTCTTCTGGTAAATCAAAGCGGTTCTTTGCATCATATGTTGGATTATGAGTTGTATATAAAACTCTTTTACCGCCTTGTGCTTTCCTACGATTACTTTCTGTAGTAACTACATAAATCTTGTAGTTGGTAAAGAATAGCGCGTCTGACCATTCCTTAATTACTGGTGCTACCTGTTTCGTTAGTTTCATTTCATATCTATCGAATGCACCTTGCTCTTCTGGAAGTTCAAACTTGCGAGGCTTTGCATGAGCAGTAATAACAACATTAATACCCGCTTCTATTACTTGATCGAATAAAGTTAATAGTTTTGTATACTCATCAAGTAAATAAACATATCCTTTACCATATCCAAAGTCCTCAATATTGTTTTTTCTATACTTTTCTGTGACTGCATTAATACATAATGTTTCTGACCAGTCTGCTGTATC